TAAAAATTAAGGGGGGGGGGGTGGGTGGGAAGAAAAAAAAAAAAAACCCGCCTCAAGGGCGGTCATAAGATAAGATTATCACTGTAAATAACAATTTCAGTCGCTTTCATCTTTTTATTAGCTGAGTAATTCAGCGAGTATTCACTTTGGCGGTATTGGTGGTAAATTTCTCTAATGTTTGGGTGATTATCATAAGAGACAACCCAATGCATTTTTACCTTGGCCAACTTTTCTTGAATAGCAACGTGGTCCTTATGTTGGTAATAGTTACGATAAAGCCCTTGCCCTTTTTCATAGTATGGTGGATCGAGATAAATTAGTGAGTTAGCAGGAATGTTATCATCAAGCGTAGAAAGCCATTCCTCAGTATCAAAATTGGTAACATGAATATGCTTGGCCACACTACCAATTCTTTCTATTCGCTGAATTAAATCCGCTTTATTAAAACGGCAATCTAGTTTGTAATTGCCAGTTTGATTTAGTCCACCAATAACACCAGCTTTCAGAATACCCGAACGGTTGGTACGATTAAGAAAGAATGCTGCAAAACCATACTCTAAAGGAGAGATATTTTCTTTCTCTTTGAGTATGTTTTTTTGTTTGTGCCACTCTTCAATAGTTACTTTCGTATCATTAGTTAAGCGAATGAAATCTTCCGTTTGTTCAGTGATGGATTTCCAGAAATGATAGATGGCCAAATCTAAATCATTGATATGAATATCGCTGCAGTAACCACTAAAAAGCAAATCAAGAGCGACACCAGCCCCACCTGCATAGGGTTCTATGTAGTGCCCATGAAGATTATTTTTTTCAATAATCTGTTTAATTACTGGGGCAAATTTAGCTTTGCCACCAGGATAACGTAGGGGAGTATTTTTCATTCGTTTTCCTCGGTTTGGAGGTATTATAGCGAATTTTTTAGATGCTGGCCATAATTCTTTTATTGTTTGAACCAGCAGTTAGGATCAATTTTATGTGCTAATGCAACTTTTTTAAAAGCTCCATATAATGCATGATAAAAACCATGTAACATTGTTAAGTTTTCTTTTTGGTTTAACCAATCCTTTAAAATTATACGAAATAAAAATCTGTGTTTGTTAAATAAATTTTTTGCTTTTTCTCGATCTCTTTTATTGAGTAATTTATCTATTTCAGGGAGAAGCTCCTTTCTAGCAAGAGATATGTTATATCCATTGGAAATTAAAATAGACTGGCGCCAGAACGTTTTATTATCCAATAATTTTTTAAAATGAGTAAATGCAATGATTTCAGGATTATCTTTGCCTGGCAATGTAAGGATATTTTTCTTATAGTTATGAGAGTCATCGCCATCTAAAATGCATATTGCTTGAAGTGTTCTGCTTAAGCTCTCATTCGTAAAAATATCTTTCAGGTTATTCTTGCCGAGATTTATATCAATAAGGTCAAATATGCTTATTATTTCAGAAAAATTGTCTCTTGTTGAATAAAAATCAAAAATTAGTCTAAGAAATTCTCTTGCCTCTTTATCTTCAGTCATTAGAGGTATTTTGTTATTTTCGTATAAGTTCGCTTGGGTTTTCTTTTCTAGAAATAATTTAATTTTCCGAATATCTGGTTTTTCCATCGGATATACAGAATCTATCTCATCAATTAAATATGTAATGTTGCTATTATTCTTTATAGCTAGTTCCAACAAAGATAAACTATGTGTAGTAAAAAAAACCTGAACATCATATTCTTGTGATATTTCTTTTAAAAGGTAAAAAATTTCATATTGTAATGAAGGGTGAAGTGTTGCATCTAATTCATCAATAAGAAGAATGCTATGCATTCCTTCTGTAGTTTTATAGTAATGTTTTAATGAGTAAATAGCAGTCAGCAAGATAAGAAGATTATCTTCTCCAGCAGATACAGTATTCGAGTCTATACCTTCTCTATTTGTTTCAAAAGAATATCTAGATTTGAGATTTTTAATCTCGTTAGAAGTAATGCTTTTAATTAATATGCCGGTTAATTCGTAGTATTTATTAATAATGTCTTGCTCATATTCTTCAGGGATAATAACTGTGTTTGACAGTTCTTCAGTATCAGAAATTTCTCCAACTGGAACCAATCTAGATAGGCCTAGATAGATAATCATAAGCTCTGGCAGTGATTCTCCACTACCCTCAGGATAATATGGCTTTAATGAGTATCTTGGTGGTGGGTATTTGTGCTTTCTGAATTCTAATGTTTGATCTTCATCAAAGTATTTGACTGTTAAAAGCCCTCCAGTAAACCCAGGAGGGACTGGGGAGTTTTCTTTTTTGTCCCCTTTAGTTAGAGAATAAACTTTAGGATTTACTTTATGGTTTAGTTGGTTAATAGCATTCAATAAATCATCTTTAATAAATGGGTGATTTGAGTCCACTTTTTGAAAGGAATTACTTACAATATGAAGAATAGAGCTTTTGCAAGTTCCATTTTCTCCGGAGATAACATTAATTTTTTTTGAAAAATTTAAGGTAAAATTTTGTAGTTTTCTATAATGTTTAAATGTAATTTCTTTAATCATATGAATTTACTTATTTCTATTAAAGCTAGAATTTATTGTCTTACAAATAACTCCTATGCTCCACCACTACAACAACACCGAGTACCAAAACACCTTGCCAATCACGGAAACATCATCAAGACCGGCTATTTCGTCGTCGTACTCGTCTGTGTTATAGCTACGGATTTTTATTTGATTGTTTGGCATATTGTAGAGCAGTTTGATCCGCAATAGCCCGCCGTGATTAATGGCGTAAATGCTGCCATCGCGAATAGTCTTATTGCCGGTATCAATGCCAACGGTCGCGCCGTTTGGAATCACCGGTTCCATTGAATTACCGTCTGCTACCACGCATACCGCATTTTCATACTGCACGCCTTGCCGTCTTAATGTGGCGCGAGAAAAGCGCAGTTTGAAGTTGTTGTAATCCATAATGTCATCAGCAAAACCATTTCCGGCGGCTAAACGGATTTCTTGGAAAAGCGGAACTTCTACTTCGTCATCGTTTAATGGCGTATTGCGATCCCACAGATCAAATGAGCCTGTTTCGGCTACGTTTGATTCAATCTGTTTAGTTTCTTCCTGCGGACCCTCGCCAAATTGTAGCCAGCTAGGCTTGACATTAAAGTATTCGGCTATTTTTTCTAACTTTTCTTTTCTTGGTTCGGCAGTTCCGAGTATATATCTGCGAGCCATTTCATAGCTAACCCCTGCAACTCTACTTAATTCTGCTATTGTCGCTTTTGGATTTGCGCTCATCAATTTACTTAGTCGATCAGACAAGTTCATAAGCAGCCCTCCACTATTATTCCCACTAATGGTAGATCATACCTAATAAAAAATAGTTGCCTCAAGTCTATTTTAAGTAGTAATTTATCTACTTAAAGTGGTTTTAAATGGGGTAATCAGTTATGACCCCACTACAAAAAGTATTTTCTATTGTTGGCGGAAAGTCAGCATTAGCTAAACATTTCGGGATATTACCTTGGGCGGTTGCTAAATGGGAGAAAACACAAGTCCCTGCGGAGCGTTGTCCTGACATTGAAAATTTAACTAATAAACAGGTTACTTGCGAGGAATTAAGACCTGATGTGAATTGGTCAGTCCTACGCAACCAGCAAGATTAATTTACTCATATTGGCGCAAAAGAAAACCATAAAAAAGGACGGGAAATTATGGCGATGAAACAAATCATCATCAAGATGATCGAGAAAATCCCCGGCGGTAAAAGTGCGGTAGCCGGATTTCTCGGATTTTCGGAGGCGGAATTAAACAATCGTCTTTATCAGACGAAAGGTCAACGCTTTAAAAATGAAGAATTGATCGCATTGCAGCTTGAGTATGGCTGTACTGATTTTATCGATGAGCTTTGCCGTACCGCTGGTGGTCGTTTTGTGCCTGATGTGGCAGAGGATGAATTAGATAAGGTTGAGCTTGCTAATTTACAACTGCACGAGCTTTCTGCGCGAGGCTTGTTATTTGCTGCATTAGAAACAGCTCTAGAAGACGGTGAAATCACTTCACAAGAAGAAGACAAAATCCGTCAAGCATTGAGTAAACATTTATCCGCTACTCAACATTCAGTTGAGTTGGCTATTTCTTTGTATAAACCGCAATAAAAAAACACGGTGGCAACCGTGGTTCAACTATGGAGATTTTATGCAAAATCAAATACAGCTTTATGATACACAAATTCGCCAAGATGAACAAGGGCGGTTTTGCTTAAATGATTTACATCGTGCAAGTGGTGGAAATCCGATTCATGCACCGAGTCAATTCTTACGATTAAAAGGCACAAAAGACTTTGTTCAAGTATTGGATAGCCACAATGCAAATATGCATTCTGCTTTAGAAATCATCAACGGCGGAATGAATCAAGGTTGCTATGCAGACGAGAAAATCGTTTACAAATATGCAGCCTGGATTAGCCCTGAATTTGAAGTAAAAGTTTATGAAACTTTTGATAAGGCGGTGAAAGGTGAGTTAAACCAAAAACCAACTGCACTTATTCCGCAATCTTTTTCTGAGGCGTTGATGTTAGCCGCTCAGTTACAAGCAGAAAAAGAGCGAAATGCGCCTAAAGTCGCTTTTGTCGATCACTATGTGGAAGTGGGGACGAGTAAATCATTTCGTGAGACGGCGAAGATTTTAAAAATGCCTGAGCGTGCATTGGTCAATCGCTTGGTGGAAGATAAATATTTGTATCGTCAATCGGGCGTGCTTTTGCCTTATCAATCGGCACATACCAAAGATCTTTTTACGGTTAAAACAGGCACAGCTGAACACGGTCACAATTACACTCAGACGCGTGTAACAAGTAAAGGCATTGAATTTATTGCGTCACGTTATGCTTCGGAGTTGATGCTATGAGTATGCGATTAATGGTTCAAGCAATGAATTGTGAAGTTGGCAATCCTGCTAGAAAACTTGTGCTTTTAAAACTTGCCGACAATGCCAATGATGATGGAATTTGTTTCCCAAGTTATCAATACATTGCCGATAAATGCGAGATGACCCGACGTAGTGCAATCAGTCACATTGAATATTTAATCAAAATGGGATTAGTAAGCAAAAAAGAACGTAAAAATAAAGATGGTTCCATCTCAAATTTATACTTTTTACACCTTGAACAAGGTAGTGAAAATTTTGCACTGGGTGGTGAAAATATTTCACTAGGTAGTGAAAATTTTGCACTAGGGGGTAGTGAAAATATTTCACCCAGAACCAGTCACTCTTTAGAACCAGTCAATGAACCTAAAAAAACTACGCAAAAAAGCGAATCCGAAATGCTGCTTGAGCAGTTCGGTATTACCGGACAACTGGCGAAAGATTTTATCGCACACCGCAAAGCCAAAAAGGGCGTAATTAATCAAACACAGCTAAACCGTCTGCAAAAACAAGCGGACAAAGCGGGGATTTCGATTTGTGAAGCGGTGGAGATTTGCATCGAACGCAACTGGCAGGGATTTAACGCATCGTGGGATTGGCGTGATGAGAAACTGCGAACATCCCAAGCGCAAAAAATGAGTTTTGAAGAAAAAAACGCGTTGCCATGGAATCGTCCTGAAGACTGGGAGAATGTACTGTGAACCAATTAACTAATCAATCATTGCATCAAGGCGTATCACCACAAGCGGAGAAATTTATTGATACGTTGTTCGACCAGCTTTGCGCAAGTTGTCCTCAGTTGCTTAACCTTACCCCAGAGCGATTACAGGTAGTAAAACGCCAGTGGATTTTAGGCTTTGCTGAAAATGGAATTACAAAAATAACACAAGTCAAACGAGGTATGGCGGAAATGCGTGCTAAGCCAAATGGTTATTTACCAAGTGTAGGCGAATTTATTCAAGCATGCAAAGTTCAAGACTATCACGCACTGGGTTTACCGAACGAAGCAGAATTATACCAACGTTATAAAACTTTCTTAGGTTATGCCCGATTCAATCGGGATGAATTTCAATATCGTTCAAAAGTGGAATTTTGGTTGCTTAAAAATCTGTACGAAAAGTGCAAGAAAAAATCGGAAGAGGACACGTTGAAAGCTATTCCGAAATTACTCACAGAAGTAGCAGAAAAAGTGCGGTCGAATTTTTCTTTTGAGGATATTCCGAAGATGATTCCAGCAAAACCAAGTTTTTACGATAAAGCGAAAGCTGATAAGGCACGCGATAGCTTGATGGCAATGATGAAAGGAACATTGCAATGACAGAACAACAATTTGATAAAGACACATGGCAAACACCACGCTATATTTTTGAATGGTTATCTCAACGTTTCGGATGGTTCGATCTTGATGGTTGCGCAACAGCCAACAACGCCTTGACATGTCACTATATCGGCGAACCTAACTCAGATAATGATGAGCATCAATCAATCGCAGATGACTTTCTAATGCCGCTTGAGCAAATGTTAGATGTATTGTTGGATGAAGTCGCAGAGCGTTGTGCTGCTCCGTTAAAAATCTATGTGAATCCGCCTTATTCCAACGTCACACCATATCTACAACGCGCGAAAGAATTATGTGATGCTGGTTATTTAGTCGTGATGTTACTCAACAATGATAAATCTACTCAATGGTATCAAAATCACATTCAAGGCGTGGCTAATGAAGTGATTGATATTACAGGTGGTCGAATTGCATTTATCAACCCTGTAACAGGAAAAGAAATCAAGGGGAATAGCAAAGGGCAAATGGTCGTAGTCTTTGATCCAACAATGGAAGATTTTGTCACACGTTCAGTTAGCCTTGATTTTATTAAAAAGGTTGGTGGATATATCCAAGTGGAGAGATAGGTCAATGGCTTGCAGTGTTGATGATATTAAAAAAGCGCACGGGAAACGAACTGAAGGGCGGTTAAAAATTCAGATGATTAAGTTACAAGGCGGTGTTCTTGCACCACTTGATGAGCTGGAATCAGAAGAATTGAAATCATTAAAAAATGGCGAGCAGTATGAAATTGAAATCATCCGTACACGCAATCCAGCTTTCCACCGTAAAGTTTTTGCATTTTTTAAGTTCTGTTTTAATCATTGGGCTGCAGATAAAACAGAATGGGAACACTTTGATGAGCGCAAGCAATTTGACACATTCCGTAAACATTTAACGGTATTAGCAGGATTTTACGAATCCACATACAACATCAAAGGGGATTTGCGGATTGAGGCGCAATCCTTGAGTTATGGAAATATGGAGCAAGCAGAGTTTGAAAGCTGTTACAAAGCATTAATTAGTGCAGCAATCAAGCATATTTTTAACGATACAACCGATGAAAATACGTTAAATCAGTTGTATGCGTTTTTTGGGTAATTATTGACGTAGCTCTTTTTGTGAGGCAATTGCTAAAAAGTGGCTGCGGTCTTTGTAGATTGGATTACTTGCAACACGGCTATCAATACGTTTGATAAGGTATTCAGGCAAGCTGATATTAATACGGTGGCGTTTGCCTTGATATGCGGAAATATCTACATCAAGCAACAACCAAGTATCGCAATAGTTGAAATCTTCTTGCGTTTGGTAGTGACGATAGCCTTTGTCCTGAAGCGCATTGATGTCTATTCCGTCTTCAAACATCATTTCTAAGATGGAGTGAATAGCATCAGTCACCTGCGTTGGGATTTCTTCAAGGGTATCAGCGGCACTAAAGCAGGAATATTCTTCAGTAAATAATGCTGGCACAGTAATGCCGTAGGCTTCATTTTCATTTGTTGGGGTTTCAATGCCGATGGTAAATAACATAATCGCTCCTTATGGGTTAGCTCGGCAGAGCTATAAAAGCCCTGCCGATTTTTTGATGGATCTTAATGTGCCGATGGGTACGTGTTGTTTTGGATGCGGTACGGGGAACGTCTTCCCAGTGATGGGCGATTGCCAAATTTGATGATCGCCTTTACCGTGCCTGACAAAAGTACAACCTGCACTTTTAAGTTCCTTGATTAAGTCGCTGGATCGCATGCTTCCTCCTTGTCGTCTTAATCACGATAAATTATACACAAACATACACACAAAGTAAAGGATGAAAATGAAATTAAATGATGATGAGATTCTAGAATTAAAAATCGTACTTTGGATTGTAGCGGTTTGGGTGATTTTTAATATGGTGTTTGGATAATGGCTAAAGAGTATAAATGCAAAGTTTGCGGCAAAGCGTTTATAAAAACCTTTAGCTCGACACAGAAAGTTTGCTCACCTGAATGTGCAATTAAATTAGCCCGAGATAATGCGCAAAAAGCGCAAGAGCGAGCAGAAAAGAAAAAGCAAAGGGAACAGGCTAAATTAAAAAGTCGCTCAGAATGGCTGAAAGAGGCGCAATCGGTATTTAATAAATTTATCCGTTTAAGGGATAAAGACCAGCCTTGTATAAGTTGCGGTCGGTATCATCAAGGGCAATACCATGCAGGGCATTATCGGAGTGTAGGAGCTTGCCCTGAATTACGATTTTGCGAGCTCAACGTACATAAACAATGCGCACCCTGTAATGACCATAAGAGCGGCAACATTATCGAGTATCGAATCAATCTAGTTAAAAAAATCGGTGTAAATAAAGTTGAATGGTTAGAGCGACAGGACCATGAACCGAAAAAATACACCATTGAAGATTGCAAGGCGATTATTAAGTATTACAAGGCAAAAATTAAAGAGTTAGAGGAATAAATGCGTAAATTTAGCGAGTTATCAGAACTAACGATTGAACAAGAAGAATTTGTTGACCGTAATATGTATCAATGGGGTGCATGGGTGCGCAGTGGTAGGCTTGAAAAGTCACAATTAAATATTATTGCAAAACTAATGCAATCAGTCATTCCTGCAGAGCAAAATGAACCAATTTGCGATGACTCAACAGGAATGATGATTAGCGAAGTTATTGAGAGATTTTTCCTTAAAAATGGCCGCACTTTACACTATATCGTATTTTCCTATTATGTTAATAAAAGCACTATTAATCATATAGCAGTTAAACTCCGTGAAAACTGCGGAGAGATAAAAATGCAGCCGTGCGCAGGCAAACCAGATATCCGCATTCCAAGCCTTAAAACGATGATACGAAATGTTGAAAAAGAGCTAAAATTAGCGAAAGCAATAATTCACGAACTTCTTATAACTGGGTTCGTTATTTTGCGAACTGGACGACAAAATGCAAGAAGTATCAAAATTACTTATTGACAAACCTTGTCATCTTGTCCTATCATTTAGATGTAAGGTGGTCGTTGTGTAAGTGATGTTCACCGAATAAATTTTTACAGCCCTGATCGGAAACGGTCGGGGTTTTTTGTTATCCAACAATAAGGGCGTAGTCTAATGGTAAGACAGCGGTCTCCAAAATCGCTAATTGAGGTTCGATTCCTTGCGCCTTTGCCATATCACAAGCTCACGTTAATGCGTGGGCTTTTTTATTGCCTAAAAAATTAGGGGGGAAATATGCCAATTAAAGAGCCTGATGTATGGGCGTTAATATGGTCTTGGTTACAAATTAATTTGAGTTCTAGCTCTATTCAAAGCGCCCTTTGGGCATTATTTATTTCTGTTTTAAGACTTGGATTTATGCTAAAAGTGAGTGATAAATTCTAATCCTTTAGATGAAAATGCTGATCCTATTACTAAATATGCAGATGGTTCGTCTGCAGACCCTTTATATTCTGCGGATATTATTACAAATTTAATTAACCTCGCTGTGAAACCAGATGAAAAAGGAAATACAGCCATGCTCGGTAATATCAAAAATAATTTACCAACGGTAAATTATGCAAACAAAACTGCAGCTGATAAGAATGGGGAGCCTTTAGTTGGAAAAGATAATAAGGCAGCACCAATTACAGCGGAAGAGGCGGTTAATATTACTAATTCAACATCAGGTAATAATGCAGCAACGGTATCAGATGTGTTGAATTCAGGCTGGAATTTACAAAATAATGGTGAAGCACGTGATTTTGTAAAAACTTATGACACAGTGAATTTTGTAGATGGCAAAGGCACTAAAGTGGTGGTAGGAACTGAGCCAAACGGTATGACAAGCAATGTGAAGTTTGACATTGATACAGGCAGCATCACCAATAATGCTGATGGTAGTGTTCAAGGCCCTGTTGTGACGTCTAAAATGACTAAAGCATTAAAGGATGCAGAAGATGCATTTAATAGATTACCATCTAATACGCCTGCTGAGGTACGTAAAGTTACTGAACAAGCTTTGACAGAGGAAGCAATAACATTACAAATGTTGCAAATAAAGTGATGACGGCACAAGATGTGGATAATGCTATTAACAATTCTGGCTTTACATTGACAACTTAAGCAAATGGTGGAGAGAAAATTACTGGTATGCCAGAAATGATTAATCCAGGCAAGAAAGTTAAAATGGCATAAGTTCGTAAAACTTTTTGCATAAATTTTTGCGAACTTATAAAACAGGACTTAGCCCTTTTAGTTTGATATAAAAATAAGATAAAAAAAAGAAAACACCACCCCCTCCCACACCACTCCACGACAAGCGAACAAC